GCAGACGATTGAACGAACAGCACTAACTCAGCTCGTAACAAATGAAAAGTATGCAAGGAAGGTTCTACCATTTATTAAAGGTGATTATTTCTCAGATAAGACAGAGAGAACTGTATTTGAAGAGATCACAAAGTTTGTAGACAAATACAATAAAATACCTACACAAACATCTCTAGAGATAGAAGTTCAAAGTCGTAAGGACTTGAACGATTATGAGTATAACAAAGTTGTAGAGGTTATCAAAACTCTAGAACATACTGATGTAGATTTTGACTGGCTGGTGGATACTACTGAGAAGTTCTGTAAAGACAAAGCAGTATACAATGCAATTGTTGAAGGTATCTCTATCATTGAGGGTAAAGATAAGACCAGAGATGCAGGAGCAATACCAAGTATCCTTACAGACGCACTTGCTGTAGGTTTTGATAATAGTGTAGGTCATGATTATCTTCTTGATGCAGAATCTCGATTTGAATATTATCACACTATAGAAGAGAAGATTCCATTTGATCTAGACTTCTTCAATCGTATCACCAAAGGTGGATTACCACCAAAAACTCTAAACATTGCATTGGCGGGTACTGGTGTTGGTAAATCTCTGTTTATGTGTCACATGGCAGCAAACTGTTTAAGTCAGGGTAAAAGTGTCCTGTACATCACTCTGGAGATGGCTGAGGAACGTATTGCTGAACGTATCGATGCAAACCTCATGAATGTTTCTATGGAAGATTTACATGATTTACCTAAGCAGATGTTTGAGAGTAAGATAGAGAATATTATCAAAAACACCAGTGGAACACTTATTGTAAAGGAATATCCAACTGCATCAGCAAATGCTGCACACTTTAGAGGACTGATTAAGGAACTTGCGATTAAGAAAAGTTTCAAACCAGATATTATCTTTATTGATTATCTAAATATCTGTGGATCATCACGATTTAAAGGTGCAGCCAATGTCAACTCGTATATGTACATTAAAAGTATTGCAGAAGAGTTGCGTGGACTTGCAGTTGAGACAAATGTTCCTATCATGTCTGCAACTCAAACGACTAGATCAGGATTCTCTAATAGTGATGTAGGACTAGAGGATACAAGCGAGTCCTTTGGTCTTCCTGCAACTGCTGATCTGATGTTTGCACTTATCAGTAATGAAGAGCTAGACGCACTCAACCAGATTGCGGTGAAGCAGTTAAAGAATAGGTATAATGATCCAACATCAAATAAGAGATTTGTGATAGGAATTGATCGTGCAAAGATGAAACTATTTGATGTTACATTAGAAGAGCAACAGGGTCTTGCAGATAGTAATCAAACAAAAGAGATAGATAAATTTGCAGAGCCGGTGTTTGATAAGACAGACTTTGGTGAAGGGTGGCAAGTATAGTGATATTATCAACAAAATTGCGAGAAACCACATAGGCCATGTATAATAACAATTCAAATACGGCTGCACCACGATGTCCAAGTGAACTATGCTATATGCATAACGGTTTTACGTGCAGAGGGTGCGGCAGAACATTACGAGAGATAGAGGATAGAGGGTTGTGGTTACAAAGATCACTACTTATATTGAGTGCAGAGCTGAAAGTAAAAGGACAAATATGATTGATAAAGAGCAGGTAATAGAAAATCTAAGAGAAATCTTTGATCCTGAGATTAGTATTAACATATACGATTTAGGTCTAATATACGATATAGACATAGATCAGGAAAACAAATGGATTACCATAACACATACATTAACAAGTGCATTTTGCTCATTCGCAGATGTAATAGTATCAGAAATAACCGCAGCTGGATACAAAAATCAAGAAGTTTTACATGTAGAAGTGATTACCACATTTGATCCACCATTCACGATGGATAGCGTATCAGAAGAAGTAAAGTTTATGATGGGATGGTAATGGAAGATAAAGAACTGCATTGGTTTGCAAGTGACGATTGCAACAAGATACACCCTGTAATACCTAATAGAACTGCCAAAGTAAAAATACAAGACGGTAGATTGTATGTCTTATTACTAGAATTTAAATACGGAAAGTATAGACTAATTGATAAGGTACATGTTTCATCTGAAGATCATGGCGAACATATAGCAGAAGATTGGGTACTATAGTGTTGCAAAAATACATCTTGACAAACTAACTTTTGTCTGTTATACTGTATATACAATGAGAAAACAGAGAAAGAAAGAAAATATTATGAAACTTACTGAACTTGGTATAAAAGCCCTAGAAAAGAAAAATGTTCCTAATAGTAAACGTATCTACAATTACATCAAATGTTTTTCTAATGAAATTGAAACTGTAGAAGAACTTCTTAACAGTGGTTTTACTATTAATGCTCCTAATCAAAACAGTAAAGGGAAGATTATTCCTAATTGGGAAAGTGATTTTCTTCGTGCTCCTTATATGGGTAGAAAAACTCTAGTATTCCTCAAATCACTACTTAATGAAAATGGTTATCCTGTAGTATGAGATATTACAAATCAAAAGAAATCAACACCAAGAACCATTTCCTCGTAAACACCATATGGCCAGTTGCTGGTAGTAAGAAGGGTGATGAATACAAGATAACAATGCACGATAAAGGATTTACATGCGAGTGTAAAGGGTTCATGTACAATAGTAAATGTAGACATACAAGACAAGTAGTATCAATGCTAGAGGGGTATATGAGGTAATGCGGATAAGTCTACCACAGAAACCCATAAATACCCATATTTGACCATATATTAAAAAGGTACAAATAAAGGTATATACGATATATGTCATAGGGATTAAAGTTTGCAGAGTCTCAGCATTATTTCCACACATACTCAGATATTATCACAGATAGCTTAGTTTCCCCCATGAATATCGATGAAATAATTCACAAAGGGACTTGACAATGGCCATATAGTAGTATATACTCAACTATGTTGAGGGTTAATGAATAACTATAGACTGTATAACATTGTGACATATATGATACACTATGAATTAAATATAGAATAAGCTACAATTGTTCTTGACAAACAGGTATTAGTATGGTACTATAAAGATAATGGAGAGAGAGGCTACTGGAGATGGATTAGCCATCTAGGGTATTAACCACTGAAAGTCTCTCAGGAAAATTGAATGACTGATTTTAATAAGACGCTGAGTGATATCGATATTGTTATGAACCTATTGAAGTATGGAAGAACAAGGGCTGCCATGACTACACTGAGAGCTCTCAGAGAGACTACACTGACATGTATGGGTGATGAATGTGCAGTTGATGAAGAGAGATTACATTGGAGAGTAGAGATACTTAACAATCCTCATAAATATTTCACGGAAGATATGAGGAATACAATACAAAATACGAGAACTAGTTAAACTTTATTAGAGACATTAAGGTTGGTGCGATCATAGTATTATGATCCTGGCTCACAGTAAAGTTCCATTATAATATATGGTGTGAGGGTTCGTGTTGTCTCTTCTTTTTATACCAGTGTGAGGTGTCAGGGATTTATCTCCTTTCTCCCCTTGAACAGACATCTCACACACCACTATTCTCAGGTAAAGGGGGCCTTAAGAACTGACAAGGTAAATGTAATCTATACAGGATGTTAGGTTCCCTGATGATATTTTCTGATGATTAGAGGGTATCGAAAACTGAGCGTATGTTGATTGCACTACCCTGATATTATAAATGGAGATATACTTGTGATAGAAAGGCTACCCCCCAAAACCTCAGAGCAACTCAAATGCACTACCCGTATATTAAATATAACATAAGTAAAAGAAGAGAATATGCATATTTCCCCTATAAGACTACGGAGACAATTCGAATGAATAAAAATCTATCATCTACAGATATGCTTGTGGTGCAGGTTTTAAAGAGTGAGCTCACAGTTCCATCTATTACTCCCACATATCGGAAAGAAATATTAAATAGAATAGAAATATTAAATAAACAAGTTATTCCATATACGGGGAATAATATTATTTTCCCTCATAAAGTTCCTTGACTTATTTGATTACATCTGTTACACTGTGTAAAGTGATAATATTAATACTATGAAGAAAGAAAGAAACTATGCGAATACCTGATTTTATATTTGATCATTTGACATTACATTTAGATAAAGAAGGCCCAATTAAAAATGTTGGTTCTAATAGTTATATTAGTATTACCGGAGTTCCGAATTACTTTCGAGAATCTCTGGTTTCTACTATGGAAGAAGTTTGGGGTATAGAGTATATTATTGATGACCACGGCGGTATGATTTTTTATAAGGAAAGATAAATGAGTGATTTTTTAAGAGACATTATCAAGGAAGTTGGTAATGAGTATGCATCTATTGTGGATGATGGTGTAGAGGCAGGTGACGTTAATACTTTTATTGACACAGGTTCATACATACTGAATGGACTATTGAGTGGTTCAGTGAATGGTGGATTGCCTGCAAATAAGATTACAGCTCTCGCAGGTGAAAGTGCAACAGGTAAGACATACTTTCTTATGGGAATTGTAAAGAACTTTCTTGATGTAGACCCAAATGCAGGTGTCATATATTTTGAGAGTGAAAGTGCGATTACAAAGCAGATGGTAATTGAAAGAGGAATTGACACGAAGAGAATGGTGATATTCCCTGTGACTACTGTGCAGGAGTTTCGTACTCAAGCCCTGAAGGTTCTTGATCAGTATCTTGCACAAGACGAATCGGAGCGAAAGCCTCTGTTTATATGTCTGGATTCTCTGGGTATGCTGAGTACTACCAAGGAAGTCGAAGATACTTCTGATGGTAAAGAGACAAGGGATATGACGAGAGCTCAGGTTCTCAAAGCAGCGTTTCGAGTTCTGACTCTAAAGTTGGGGCGAGCGAATGTTCCGATGGTAGTAACGAATCATACTTACGAGAGTATGGGACTCTTCTCCACCAAAGAGATGGGTGGTGGTAGTGGTCTAAAATACGCAGCGAGTTCGATTGTGTATCTTTCTAAGAAGAAGGAGAAGGATGGTACAGAAGTAATCGGTAATATCATTCACTGTAAGAATCATAAGTCGAGACTCACCAAAGAGAATAAGATGGTTGATGTAAGATTAACTTATGATAAGGGACTTGATCGTTACTATGGTCTGCTGGAACTTGCAGAGAAGTATGAAATATTTAAGAAGGTATCTACACGATTTGAGATGCCTGATGGAACGAAGCAGTTTGGTAAAGAGATACTTAACAATCCTCATAAATATTTCACGGAAGATATTATGCATAAGTTAGACCTAGCATGTGAGACAGAGTTTAAGTATGGCTCAAAAGAAATTGAAGAAATTACATTGGAGAGTGTTGATGAAGATGGTCAGGAGTAGTTATGGATGATATTAAAAAGTCAGGTATTGCCAAGTTAAAAAAACTTG